TTTCTAATCTTTTTAAAGTTGTTATATCCAAATCTTGATTGTGTTCATCAAGATTAAACTGTTGCTCAGTGGTTATATTTCTAGCTTTAGCTAACTCTATTAAACTTAAAAAAGGACTGTCCGAACTAAATACACCACCGTTGTCCTCATCCCAAATAGCATAAGTTAATTCTATACCACACGTTTTACCTATCTCTTTATAGTGTGCATCCTTCATGACTTTCTCTCTTGAATATCCTAATTGAGTAAAACCCAAAGAATGTAGTGTTCTAAAATGCGGTAGTTCTTTTTTTGTTAATTGAAATTTTGAATACATTCTATCGTGAACTTCTTGGGTTGCGTTTCTAGAAAAAGTAAAAAAACCTATTTTACTTGGATCAACACCTTGCCTAATAAAATTTTCAACCTCCTCTAACAAAGTCCATGTTTTACCGGTTCCTGGCGGTCCAAAAATTATGTTAGTCATTAATAATTATGTTTCTTTTTATGTGATTTTTCTTTGTAGTTATCGTCTTTTTTGTCAAATTGAGGAACCACAAACACAGATATTTTTGTTTTTGTAACTCTTTTTTGCACACATTTTAAATCATCACGCAGCATTTGTGATGTTCTTTGATATTGTATTTTCCAATTTTTTCTCATCAAAAATTTACTGTAAAAATTATCAAACACAAAGTAGTGATATCCGTCTTCAGTGTATGTACCCCCTGTTTTAATTTCCTCTAATTTATCTTTTTGTATTCTGTTTAAACAATAGTCTTCTAAATAATTTTCCAATAAATCTTTTGTGCTTGTTCCCTCCGCAGGTTCTGTTATCTCCGCGTTCTCTAATAACAAATTAGTTTTCTGTTTCCATTCGTTAGTTTTTAATGTTGGTGGATTAAATCTTAATTGTTTAACACACTCCTCTTGAAACAAACTTTGATTTGTTAAATGTTTTGCTGAGTCTAAATATAATCTATCACCATCTACGTTCATGTAATAATATGGTTCTTCTAAATTAACCACTTGCATATCAGTTAAATTAGGAAAAACTATTTCCTCTCCGATACCAAATTTTCTAGTCCTGCATAATTTTTTATCGCATAAGTTACACATTGGTTGATCATTGCATTTGTAACCCCATCCTTTTTTATCGTGTTGATTCTTTATTCTTTCTACTGAAGCGTCGTCTAATGGTGGCTCCATAAAAGTTTCATTAAATACTTGTATCTTACCCTTCCAAGTTGTAGGCCATTTATTTTTTGCATAAACTGCGTAATGAAATAATCCATTATCTCTACCACCCTCTTTAACTTTATTTTGTGCCATCAATTCTATACAAGGTGGTCCATCTGAATATGGTGTTTCAGGTCTTTTTATTTTTAATTCTTTTAATTTATTTACGTCTAAACAATTTAAATCATACAATTCAAAAAAATCATCTATTGTAGCAGCATCGCCGTTTTCCTTAAAACCATATCTTGTTGTTCTAGCACAATTAAAGTATGGTAAGTTTAAGAAATTTCCTGTATCATCTTGCGATTTTAATTGTCTTTGTTTAGGAAAAACCTCTGATCCACCATAACCTAATACAGATTTAATCTCATTTAATTTATCCTGCATTAAACTAGCATCAGCATATTCTGAGGTAAACAAAAATACGTGAGCACCACCTGATTTAGATCTACAAACCACTAGTGGTAAATTTAATTGTTTTATTTCATTTATTAATTTTTTATGATCAAAACCTGCGTAAGAATCTATATCTATACATCCCCACCTACATTGGTTATCATCGTTTATAGGTATGACACCTAGACTATCCGTGCCATCTAAATGTTTTTGCCACAACTCATCCGTGACCGGTTCTCTTTTTACAAAGGATTTACCTTTTACCTTTGTACCGTTACCGTTTGATTCTCCAACTTTTGTGACACCATGAGCACGTTTTAATCCTTCAAATATATGTTTAAATCTTTCCAACATTATAATTAAAGTGGGCGCTTCCACTCTCGCATCCACGCCCACTACCTAGGATCTTGTTAGTAGTTAGAAGAGGTTTTCTTAACTGGTTCTTCTGAATATTTAACCTCTTGCTCACCTTTACCTACAGAATCTGAAAATGACTTGGCCATTTGATAGGAGTCGTAATCCTCGTTTTTTCCAACAATTTTTACGTCCCAACCATACCAAGTTCCTTTGTCATTTTTCATTTGAACTGTTGATAACTTATAAATGTTGCCAAAAGAAGGCGCCAAATATGACGAGCCATCTTTCTTCGTCCATCTACAATTTTGCATCATTGAGTTCCATTTTCTACTCACTTTTAATTGAGTTGATTTCATAGATATCAATGCTGGTTGTGGGGTTTTGCCAAGGACAATTACAAAGTAATTTGCAGTGTTATCAAGATAGTTGCCGTTCGGTAATCTATCTTTATAGTCTTTACCTCTTGTGGTTTGACTAACGATATCACTTCCTACTTCGTGTATTGCGACAGGTGCACCAGTGCTAGTGCCTCTATCTTGCCACTCGATGAATTGTCTTTTGTAATGACAAGGTAAAACATCAACACTATCAAACAATTCGTTTGTGACAGTGTTAATTATTTTTCCCGGCTCTGCGCCTTCAACATATTTACCATCTCTTTTGTTTACCTCCGGAGATAGTTGGCCCAAAATTTTTAAGAAAGGCAACGCGAGATCTTCTCGCGACATATTTTGGAAGCCTTGATTTGCACTAGATTCATAATCAATTTTTGCTAGTGCTCCTTCTTTTTTTGTTGCTACTTGGTTCATGTTTATTTGCTCCTTTTTATTGTAGTCTTAGTATCGGGAAACACCCCGAAAAGTTCCGTTGGCATGTCTTTACCTGCCTCAATACGCTCACGGACTAGCGCTTTCAAGGTCGAGGCATGCACCGTCATCTTTTGTGTTGGAACATACCCTTGACCTTTCGCAAGTTCGGCATAATCAGCCGCCTTGTTATCTTCGTCTTGACCAAAGGATACGGATATCTCGTTTTTGATTATATCCCCTAGTCCGTTATTACGAAGCCAGTTGAAGGCCGCTTCTTCGTTTGCTTTTGTTATGTGGGCCTTATAATCTACTGAAACTTTTAAACGGGATCCATCATGCAATTTAAGTTCTGCAAGTCCCATTTCTGACATCATATCAGGTATAACTTCACTTGATATGTATTTTTGTTTTTCTTTTAAATCTTTTAATTTTTTTTCTGCCATTTCTATATCAGATGCATAACCTTCTAGTTTTTCAACTTGATCTGCAAGAGATTGAATGTTGTTCATATTCTTCATCAAGTCTTGTTGGTCTGCCTCGTAATCCGGCATTTTTATTTTTTGTTTAACGCTCATCTATTTCACCTTTCTCATATAAGTTAATTTCAATGGAATAATATTTTCTTTCTTGTTTATCCCATTTCAACAGTCTAAATTTACCGCCTGTAATATCAGACACAATAGAACATGCAACACCTATTATTGCAGGATCGCCTGTAAGTAGTAAATAATCTTCCGCCTTAAAATTTTTCAATCCTTGTCTTAATTTATAAATTAAAGGACCAGGAGAAAAAATCATTTGCGAAAACTCAGGTAATAAAAATTTAAACTCACCGTATTTTTGTGCACCTATAATATTTATTTTAGGTTTACCCGCCTGCGTTCCAGCGATATGCTGTATTACATAAACTATTCTTTCTGACATTTAAAAATCATATAACATTTTTCTAGTTAATGTCAATTAAAATACTACAGTAGAATCACCCACACCAAATTTTCCCTTGGGTAGTATGTTAAATGCTAAAGAATATCTATCTTCATTAGAATTATTTGCCATAATTTTGTGTCGTAATTGACTAAAAAATAAAATTAAATAATTATCGTCAGGGTGTATACTCCACTCTCCAGAGTTATATATGTTAAATTTTTTTGGTGGTGTGTGAAATTGAGTTATATGGTCGTTATAAAACTTAATTGAAAAACTAGTATTTCCTTTAGGATAATAGACACCACTCAACCATGAGTTAGTATGACTGTGTGGATCAGAAGATCCACCTGGATCTGTTTTGGTCAACCATGAACTAAATATTCTGTAATTTACATCTTCTAACATAAGAACATCCTTAATGGTTGCGTTTACAGCTTTTATAATTTCTTTGTTAAGTTCCTTATACTTTCGTAAAACATTTAAATCTTTGCCTATTAAAGAACAACCTCCGTCTGAATACTCAGCAGATTTAAATTTTTCTTTTTTAAATTTTGAAATCAAATCGTTTTTAACATCTAATTGATATATAAATAATGAATTAGAACATATGGGGACATTATATAGGTGTTTCATTATATTTTTTCTTTCATGCTTGACAAATCATATAATATCCCTTATGTTGTTGTCAATAGAAAGATGAATTATAAATTTAAAACAAAGCCTTACGCGCACCAGTTGACGGCGTTAGAAAAGTCATGGAACAAAGAAACCTATGCTTATTTTATGGAAATGGGTACAGGTAAAACAAAAGTGTTAATTGACAATATGTCAATGCTTTATGACAAAGGCAAGATAGACGGTGCTCTAATTATAGCTCCCAAGGGTGTAGTAAAAACTTGGTATG